AGGGAGCTTATGGATTGAGATGACGCTTCCACGCATAGGCGGATTCGCCGCTCCACCAACAGCCGACTACGCCGGCCTGACTTACAGCGGCACCAACGTGACGACAATCGTCTACCGGCAAGGCGGAAGCGTTGGCGGCATTCTTGGAACCCTGAACATCACCTACGACGGCAGCGGCAACGCAACTGCTATCTACTGGAGCTGAAGATGGCATACGTCTACAACCCCCTCCTGGGCCTTGGTCTTGATCAAATCGGTAACGACGGCGCCGCCACCCCCGGCGGCACTGACACTCAAGTCCAGTTCAATGACGCTGGCACGTTAGCCGGCGACGCTGGCCTGCTCTTTAACAAGACCACCAACAAGCTGACCGCTGGCGGCGACGTAGAGCTAAATGACGGTGGGACGTTTACAACGACCCTGCAAACCGTCACGCCTACAGCAGCCCGCACAATCAGCTTCCCGGATGCCACCGGCACCGTCGCATTAGTTGCAGGCTCCTCGGGCCAGGTTGTCTACAACAACGCCGGAGCACAGGCAGGCGGCAACCTTGGCTACAATGCCACCACAGGAGTTTTTGGTTACGTCAGCGGCACTGGCACGATTACCCAGGCCACCAACAAGGCAACAGGCGTAACACTCAACAGCCCCACCGGGCAGATCACGCTGAATGGTGCTGCGCTGGCTGCTGACACTACGGTTAGCTTTACGTTGACCAATAGTTCAATCACAGCAAATGATGTCCTAATCCTAAATCACATCAGTGCTGGTACTGCTGGATCTTATCTGCTGAACGCTCAAGCTGCTGCTGGTTCGGCCAGCATCAACGTCCGCAACATCACAGCGGGCTCCTTAAGTGAAGCAATTGTTATTTGCTTTGCTGTCATCAAAACCCCCTAACTGTCATGGCACAATTCACGATTGAGATTCCAGATCAACTGCTTCCCGCTTTGGTGGTGGAGTTCGGCTTGGTTCAGGGCAGCACAACTGCTACCACGCCTGAAGAGTATTTTGAAGCCAGTATTGTTGAGACGGTGCGCCAACGCGCTGAGTCTTACAAGGTGGGCCCGTACTACACCGGCCCCATCCCGCCACAGTTCAATGCTGACGGGACGCCTTATGTGGCACCCCCACTAGACAACGACACTACTCCGCCGGTTGAGGAGGAAGTATGACGCTGATCGTGCGGCCTGGGTTCCAGTTCGACACCGACGCTTCGACCTACATCGAGGCTGTTGAGGTCGCTGATACCCAGGCCCTAGAGACGGCCACCCGGTACGCCATCAATGATTTCGTTATTGGTTGTAAGCAGGACGGCATCTGGTCAGCTATCAAGGCAAGTTGCATCTTGGCTGGTGCTCGCACACTGACTGGTGCGCTAGTGCCGCTGGTGGGGACGGCGCCGACCAATGTGGGTGGGTTGTTTGTCTCTGGCGACTACAACCGTGAGACAGGGCTAGTAGGTGATGGGACTTCTAAATATCTAGAAAGCAACCGCAATAACAATGCTGATTCTCAAAACAATCAACATTTAAGTGTATATGTCAGCACGGCGGCAACAAGTGGAGCCGGAGAAAACCCAATTTACATTGGCACCGGCACAAGCGGCACTGGAGTAAGCCATATTGGGAGGATATCCAGCAATGGAGGGCTTTATACAAGATCGCAAAATACTACATCTATATCGGCAACATCTGGAAACTCTCTTGGACTTGTTGCAATTTCAAGGTCCAGCTCTGCTGGATATTTTCGCCGTCAAGATAGTGCGACTACTGAGCTGACTCAGGCATCACAGACGCCAGCCACTAGCGAGATCTTTGTGTTTGCTACAACTGGCCCTTCAAGATATGCCAACGCCCGCCTAGCCTTCTACAGCATCGGCGAATCCCTAGACCTCGCCCTACTGGACGCCCGCGTGTCAGCACTCATCACCGCATTTGGAGTAGCAATACCATGACCAACACCGAAACCTATAACACTACGAGGTGTCAGCCATGAGCCCGATCTACGTGCCGGGGAAGGTGGTGCTGCGCAAGGATTACATCCCACTGGATGCCAACTACAACAATGTGTCCCTACTGCTCCACGGCAACGGCACTAACGGCAGCACCACGATCACCGATAACAGCCCCACACCCAAAAACCTTACCGCTGACGGAACTGCTCAGATCGGCACGGCGCAAAGCAAGTTTGGTGGGGCAAGCCTATTTTTCCCTTCTACTGCATCAAGCATTCTTGAAAGCCCATTGCAGCAACGCTCCACAGCACAGTTTTCAGCAAATTTCACGGTTGAATTTTGGTATTACCCAACAAATGCAGGGGCGGCTAAATCGGGGGTGGGCCAAGGTTTATTTGATACTAGGTCTGCTGTTAGTACCACGAGCAATGGATTTGTTATCTATAATAGCTCTAGCAATAATAAAATAGCATTTTTTACAGCCGGGTCTAATCGAATTACTTCGTCAACTTCACCAGTAAACAATACTTGGTACCACGTTGCGGTAACAAGATCAAACAGTTCAATTAGACTGTTTATTAACGGAACGCAAGAAGGCGTAACTTATGCTAATAGTGCAGACTTTTCTGACGGTCGCTTGCTAATTAGTGGAGTTACTGACAACAGAACCGGAACAAACATGATGTTTGAAGGCTACATCTACGATCTCCGCATCACGAAAGACGTAGCCCGCTATACCGCTAACTTCACCCCGCCAACTGAACCATTCCCCGACAGGACAGACGGATGACCCACACACTAACCACTGCCACTACGACTGCCTGGAGGATGGTGCCATGAGTTGGGTTATTACGCCGAGCTTTACCCAGTGGACGCCTGCGCTGATCTCCACTGCGCTGTGGCTGGACGCTGACGATGCCAGCACTGTGACCACTGTGTCAGGTGCGGTGAGTCAGTGGAACGATAAAAGCGGGAATGGCAGAAACATCTCCCAATCAACCGCCAACCAAAGGCCAACATTTACCAGTAGCGGATTAAACAGTAAGCCAACTTTAGACTTTGATGGTAGCAACGATGTGTTGTTAAACGCTTCGGTTGGGGCCTCTGGTTTAAGCAACGCATCTATTATTTCCGTATTTAAGCAGATTACTGGCGGAGCATCAGAAGATCACCAAATAAACATTGGCCAAACAGGAACCACTGGGAAAGTGCGTGGATTTTATCGCGAACCTAGCAGCACTGTAATTGGATTTGGCGGGTGGGCTTCTACTGCTATTTCCTCATTCTCCTTGGACATAGGCGGATCACATCACATCTTTGGCTTTGTCAACACCGCGCTATCGGGGCCAGGCAATATGGTTGTAATAAAAGACGGGTCAACGCAAACCCTTAGCACCACTGCAACTCTTTCCACCACCTTGGATGGCTTTTCTGTTGGCTCGCTCCAGGGTGCGTCTATAGCTAATTACTATTCCAATATTTCTGTGGCCGAGATTATTGTTACTTATGATGCAATATCTATTTTGAACCGTCAAAAGGTCGAAGGCTACCTAGCCCACAAATGGGGCCTCACCGCCAACCTCCCCAGTGATCACCCCTATAAAGTAAACCCACCGGCACCGTAGTGTCCCTCGACTAATCGTCCACAGACTGACAATCAGCCCCACTACTACCGATGCCATCCAAGCGCGAATCAATCCTGGCGGCGGTGGCTACCACCCTGGTCGGCACCACTGGCGTCAGCACCCGCATCTACCGCTCCAGGGTGGAGGCGTTCGCACGCAATGAAGCGCCGGCCATAGTGATTGAGCCCGGCACCGATTCAGCATCTGAGGAGCTGGTGAGTAACTGCAAGATCGACTGGCGGCTGCCGGTACTGATCGCGGTCTACACCAGGGGCGCCATCCCAGACCAGCTGGCCGATCCGATCATCATCAGCCTGCACGGCAAGCTCATGACCGACCGCACTCTCGGCGGCCTGGCGATGGACATATTCCCCGGCACGGTTGACCCGCAGATGGAAAAGGCCGATCAACCGGCGCTCTGGACGGTCTGCACCTACAACGTCCGATACCGCTCCAGCGTCACTGATCTGACTACCTAGATGCGCTCCATAGCCTGCTGTTGGCGTTAGCACCAGATGATTGTGGCGAAGGAATTACCACCTCTCCCATCAGCAGGTGGTTCGTACCTATTGGATGCCAAGAAAAACCAATGGGTACTGATCGAAGAAACGCCAGCAGACCTGCCTATCCCCGAGAGCACCAATGGCACTGAGTCGTAAGCGTTTACTGCTGGCAAAAATCGAAGCCACCTACGGCACTGACCCAACCCCAGCGGCAACTGATGCCGTGCTGGTTTCAAATCTGGAAACGCAGCCGCTGCAGCTGGAGCTGAAGGACCGTGAGCTGATCCTTGGCTATCTCGGCAACACTGAGATGGTGGTAGGCCAGCGCCTGGTGAGCGTCTCCTTTGACGTGGAGATTGCTGGCTCCGGCACTGCAGGCACAGCGCCAAAATGGTCGGCACTGATGCAGGCGTGCGGGTTCAGCGAGACCATCGTGGCCGTCACCAGCGTCACCTACGCGCCTGTGAGCGCCAGCTTTAAGGGCGTGACGCTCTACTTCTTTGCTGATGGCGTGCGCCACAAAGTCACCGGCTGCCGCGGCACCTGGAGCATGGCCTTGGAAACTGGCGAGATTCCCAAGATCAGCTTCTCTTTCACGGGCGTCTTCAACGCACCAACCGACGAGACGCAGCCTTCGCCCACTTTCAGCAACCAGGCTGATCCGGTGGTGGTCAACAGCGCCAACACCGC